TCTATTTCACCATTTAATATAAGTTTCTCCCCGAGCAAGAGACAATTGTCCTCAACATTTCTTATATGTCGAGTCAACGCCCTAACTTTTTCCATAGTTAGTTCAGCTTCCTTGCGGAGCCGTTCTGCTCTTTTCATAAATTACCACGTAATTTTAATGGTCTTATCCTTTGGGTTTGGATATACTCTGAATCCACGTCTTCGTAGAATTCTTGTCACGGTTGACTTACTATTTTTCGGTGTGTCTTTAAACCAAGACCTAACACAAGACCTTTCGTTACCATCATTAGCCGACTCAATACCAAATGCTAACATGTAAAGGTTATCTTGAACCCTATTATTAGGAACGGATTTCAATTCTTCTGCTTTTAATTTAAACGTATATTTTTTCATATTGTTAGAACTTACCATTTGATACTATGACTCTCGTGAGGTCCTTGGTCTTGATTTTTATATTCTTGGACTTCAAGAACTTAGCCTTTAACCCATCGAACAAATCTTCCAATGTGGTGATAGTGTTTTTCTTTCTTTTTGCCCTTTCGTTTTGGTCTTTTGCAGCATCCCTTAATTTCTGTAACACCAATCCAGCATCGGCGTTTTCTTCTTGCTGAACGACCCAACCGGCAATCTCTTTGTCTTTGAGATAACCTTCCTTGTCGTTTAGAAGAATAACGTATTCCCATTTAGTCTTTGGAAGATCGCCAGCGCCTATATCAGCAGGCAATCCATCTTCATCAGGAATTTCTGCTGCTTCTTTTTCTTTTTCTGCGGCCACTTCTTCAGCAATCTCTTCAAGTTCTTTAATAACTTCAGCAACTTTAACAGGGTCAAAATGTTTTTCAAGCAATACCGACTCAACCTCTTCAATATTTATGTTTAGCATATTTATATTTCACTTTCAACCAAATATTATCACTCTTTTGTGGTTTTGTCAATATGTATTAACACCAGCATAGGTAATGGTATAAACACTATGAATATTATAAAATTTGAAAGAAATTGTCCTGTTTGTGGTAAATCAATATCATATAACAGAAAAGATACAATGATCAGAGCAATTAAGCAAAATCGTTTATGCTTTAATTGTAATATACCAAAAGGAAATAAGCATTATAGATTTGGTAAGCATTGTAGTGAAGAAACTAAACAAAAAATAAGCAAGTCTAAAATAGGTATTCCTATACATAGCGAAGAGGAAAAAGAAAAAAGAAGGAAACGATGGTTAGGAAATAATAATCCAACAAAAATTCTTGGCCATTCCCCGTTTTTAGGAAAACAACATACTGATAAAACTAAACAAAAAATGTCTGTGGATAAAAAAGGAATTAAAAATCCATTTTATGGAAAAAGAAATTCATTACATCCCAATTTTGGAAAACACTTTACTACATCGCCTGAAACTAAATGTAAACTTAGGAAAGCAGCCATAAATTATATCATTAACAAAAATGGTGGAATATGTCCAATGTTTAACAAAAAGGCTATAGAATATTTTAAACAATTAGAAATAAAAAATGGGTGGAATGGAAAATATGCTACTAAATCGGATGGCGAACATCATATTTCTAATTTAGGATACTTCGTAGATTATTACGAACCCACTCTAAATATGATTATAGAATACGACGAATCGTATCATTATTATTCGGATGGTCAATTAAGAAAAAAAGATACTGAAAGAATGAATGAAATTATATCTCATCTTAAATGTAAGTTTTTCAGATATGATGAAAAAAGAAAAATATTGAAAGAATACCATTAATGAAATGGAAAAATACGACCCCACTCTACACTTTTTAACGAAGATAAATCTGTACCCCCCGAATACGAGATCGACGATTGTAGAGCCTCTTTTATCTCTGATAGTCTCTGGGCGTAAGTCGTTCCACCGTCTAATTCAAGCTGGCGGCCTTCGATATGTCGCCGCTGACCTTTTAACTCATAGGAAGTAGAACCACGATAGATTTTCTTACCGTCTTTAATTTGCGCCGGGGAGTCTATACACGATGCAAACCATCCGCCGCTCATCACCATACTGGCTCCAAAAACAAGAGCCTTGGCAACGTCTCCGTAGTGTTTGGCACCACCGTCGGCAATAATGGGTGTATTCCATCCATTTTTCTCCATAGCGATGTTGGCATCAAATACTGATTGAAGCGTTGGTAGATGAAATCCGGTCATATATCGGGTTGTGCAGATACTTCCACCACCGATACCAACCTTAACACCATCAACACTAAGTCGGCAAAGATACTCAACTCCACCTTCTGTAGCTACATTTCCCACAATGAGTTTAGCATCAGGGAAGGTTGCTCTCACAATGTTTACCATAGGACGAATGTTTTTATGGTCAGCGTGAGCTACATCAATAGTAATGAAATCAATCCTATATCCTTCACTGCGAAGGCACATTAGAAGGTTTCTGTCGGTTTCGTGCATACCAATGGAAATGCTAATCAACTTCCACTTTTCATCGTTAGCTTTAGCTACAAAACTGTGGATAGGAACATGCTCCGTATTGTATTCACCGAAACGATGAAAGATATAGAAATAGTCATTCTCTGAAAGAAACTTAGCGTTCTCTTGAGAAATAACATCCAGCATGTTTGCTGGGACCACGGGCAAATTAAATTTCCTGTCCAAAAACTCAAGAGACGTATTAGCTAAATCTCTGGTAGGAAGTCTTGAGTGTTTTGGATAGAGCGTAACCGTGTCGTATGACAACAAAAAATTATCCATGCCCGTATTATACTACAAGCATGGATAAACTCAAGTTTTTATAGATTATAGAATTATAAATAATATTTCCTAACTTTTTCCTTACCACAATACTATTTATTATTATGGGAAGAAAACGAAAATATAACACAGAAGAAGAAAAGCGTCAAGCCAACAGAGATAAATACATGCGGTATTACTGGCGAAACGTTAAAAAAATAAGAAAAGAAAAACTCAAAAAATATTATGAAAACAAGTGGAATATACAAAATAATAAATAAGGTCAATGGGAAATATTATGTTGGAAGTTCTGTGGATGTTTATAGAAGATGGAACGAACACAAATCTGAACTTAATAGAAATTGCCACGGAAATAATTATTTACAAAACTCGTGGAATAAATATGGAAAAGATAACTTTGAATTTATAATAATTGAAACGTGTGAGGCAGACAAACTTATTATCACAGAACAAAAATATATAGACCTTTGTAAAAATGACCGAAATATCAGTTATAATATTGGATATGACGCTATATCTTCTTTTTTAGGAAAACATCATACAGAAGAGGCAAAAGAAAAAAATAGAATATCACATCTTGGAAAATATGAAGGAGATAAAAATCCCAATTATGGAAAAAAACACACCGATGCTATAAGAAAAAAAATTAGTAAAGCACTAAAAGGAAAATATTGTGGAACAAAAAGTTGGAGGCGTGGAAAACATCATACAAAAGAGGCAAAAGAAAAAATAGGTATAAAAAACAGAAAATCCAACATTTTTAATGTTAAAAATATAAAAACGGATGAAGTGTTTTCTGGAACAAGACACGAATTTGTAAAAAAATTTAATATTTTTCACATATGCAGGCTTTTAGATAAAAGACTAAAAACCTGTGGTGGATGGATATTAACCTGATAATATTTTATTTTCCCGCTATTTCTAATAATATATCTCTTACAATCTCTTCGGTATGATGCCATTTATTAGTTATTGGATTATGAACTACACCATTTGTACCTTCATTTATATTACCTGCTGGAAACATAAAAGCACCCCTAGTGGAAGGGTTTGATACGAAGTCAAATGCAATCAGTTCAAAATCGTCCTGAACAACATCAGCTTCAGCACCTTCACTCATGGCCTTGTTTACTGTTCCAAGACCACGACTTGAAATACCAAGACGAATGTTGGCCTTGAATAGTTCTTTCAAAATATTACCATTTGGAGTAGGTAGAACCTCAATCGTTCCAATCAAGTCATCGTTTTCCCAGTGCATTTCCATGACGTTATGAGAAACGTTTTGTAGATTGACAACAGAAGACTCTGGGTGGTCTAATTCCCCAAGGGCACGCCTTTCCTTGATGAAGTTTTCTTCGTATTTCTTTGACTCACGGATAAGAATTTCTTTAGGATAAACTCTGCCATTTTGGTTTTTAATAGCCGCACGTTGTAGAATGCCTTTGACAACCAAACGTCTGTTTTGATCACGAATTGCTTCTTCAAAAAGATTATCCTTTTTAAAATCGAATGTAATGCAGTCTATTAGTAATTGTTTCATAGTATTGGATTACTTGTTATAACATCATACAACCCAACCGATTTCTTTAACATACTCTAGTAAATAATATCTACCATTCTTTGTAATATCAACGGAACCTTTTGAATACTGGCCGTAATACGTCTGTTTTCTCATGGAATCAACAGCGGCTAGTTTGATATCTCTGTTTTGAACATGACCTTTCATGTGGCTCTCAGGAATATCTAAATGACATTTGACCATAGTAGTATCTACATTTTCGGTAATTACTTCTACAGCTTTCTTTACATAAGGAAGGTAATTTACTCTTCCGTTTTCATCCTTTACATCTTCCGACATAAATTCTGTAAGAAAGTTATTCAAATCTTTTTGCAACCATTCAGCGACTGGCACTGGAGCCCTTTTCTTCTTTTTCTTTGGTGGTATCTGTGGGGCAGTTACCTGTGCAGGCTGTTGAGCCTGTGGTTCTGGTGGTTGTGGTTCAGCCTGTGCCTGTGGCGCTGGCGGAGTTTCAGGTGCTGGAGCTGGCGTCTCTGGTGCTGGTTGTGGAGCTTGTTCAGGTGATGGTTTTTCTCCACCTACTGCTGCCTGTGCATCATCACCAGATGGTGGTTGTCCAGTCAATGGACTGCCACCTGTTGGAGGACCATTTGGTGCTTCCTCACTACCTGCTGGAGCCTGACCCTGTGCCGATGGCGCTTCTTGGCCTGCTGGTGGTTCTTGACCACCCGGAGCTGGTTCTGAACCTTCACTCTCAATCTTGATATTAATACCCGGTGTCAAGAAATACTTCTTGTCATTAGAGTCTGTGGCAATAACCACATAATCTTTGTACCAGAATTCAACACTGATTTTCTTTACATTTTCAATGGTATAATCCGTCTTTGGCTGACCATAACCACGGGATGCATTAGCAATAATGGTCTTGTTCAAAAGTCTCTTATTCATTTTGTCCAAGAGAACCTTCTTAGCCTCTGCTTCAGCCTTGTTCTTCTTGTCTTCAAATGCTCGAAAATCTTTTGTGAAATCGTATTCCGATGGGTTCTCTGGTTCAGGAGAAGTATCTGTATCGGGACTTTCTGGTGCCGGTGGTTGTTCCGGTTGACCAGTATTTGCACCCGGCGTAATAGGAGCAGGCACAGGGGAACCAGCACCAAGGTCAGGCAATGATGTTGGTGCAGAAGGAGCTTGTTCGGTTAGGTTTAATAAGTTTCTTAGTATAATTCTACTCATATTATTCTGTTCTCTTTGGTCGTTTTTCAACTTGTTTATATCCCATTCGCTTAGTTACATCCATAGCCCGTTTACCAGACCCACCAAAAAATGGAGTGGCATATCCTGCAGCGTCTCCGGTAGATGTCATTTCACTGACTTTTTTCTTTTTGAAAGCAAATGGTGTTGCAAATCCACCAGCGTCACCCGATGATGACTGCTCTTCTACGTCTTTTTCATTGAGATTATGCAACTTCTTGACAGCAACGCCACTTTCCATATCATCATCATATCTTCCATCAGTTCCAATCATTTCATTGGTTCTATTTGCTCTTAGATAATCTTGAAGTGGCTGACCATTACATGAACCATCTGCATCAACTTCTACGGATGTATGCATCGGTCCTGTTGTTTTTTGTAATACAACCGTTACTTTATTATCACCCTCTGCTGGTTCACTTTCTGCATCAGGTTGATTTGGAAAAGACCCCACTTCCTCAAATCCAAGTCTTTGAAGAATATCTATGGCTCGTTGTTGTTGGGGTGTATATTCGCCTTGTGCCCATCCTTCTTCAACATTTACAGCACCCATAGGGGCTTCTTCTCTACCAGCTCTAAATCTTGGATCTTGTGGTTTTGACATTGACTCACCAACAATTCTCAAATATTGTTCAACAGGTATTTTTTCGTTAATGGTTCCGTCAGTATAAACATAAGCATATCGAGGTCCGCCGTGGCTGCCCCTGCCATATGGCCTTGACAATCTAACCACGGTTCTATTATCTTTTTTAATTGTACCCTCTACAGTAAATCCTCTAGCAGTCAAAAGTTCCACAGTAGATTTCTGTTGTGGTGTATATTGAGGTTTTCCACCAAATCCAAAAATCTCATTTTGGACGGCTTCCATTATGATGCCTCTGATTAGTGACTTAAGCTGGTGTCTTTTCATCTTTTTTTCCTTCGACCTGTTTCTTGATTTCTTTCAGCAACTCATAAGAAAGTAAAACAACCATTACTTGGTTATCTCTTACGATTTTATTCGGCGTTGGTTTTACTTTATCTAATTGTCGAACTACTTCATTGATTTTGATTTTGATTACATCATTATCACTAACCCTTGATGATAATTCTTGAAGTTGTGACTTGACGGTATCAACTTCTTTTATGACGTATGCTCCAAGCGAATTAGTATTGGAAATATTGTTGATATACTCTCGGAGAACAGTTTTTTGGTTTTCATCCAAATCCCTGTATTTCTTATTCATGCCTTCTACCAAAATGCGATAAGATAGTAGGCGAACATCTTCGTTCTGTTGAGCATAAAACTTTAGAATATCTTCTTCTTCACCTGACTTCTTAGGTCTGTCAACAATATTTTCAACAATACATGTTTTCGCTTGATAAACTTCTTTTACGTCAAATCTCAGGTCTTTAGAAGAAGAGTCCTCGAAGAGTTTGAATATAGAGGCCAACGTTCTATAGTTTTTGATATTTGCCTTAAGGAAGTCGTCAATCGGATAAAGTTCTTTAATTTCTTTGATTAATTCGTATTTTTCTTTTGCTAATTCTTTATTACTAAGTTTTTTTCTCTGTTCAACGATGACAGATAAAAACCGTTCTGCATGTTGTTCATCCTTGATTTTCTCGGAAAGCAGAAAGTTGTAGAGACGCCATTCTTTACCCAATTCTGTATTTTCCTTGAAATACTTAAAGAGTAAATCCTTGGCTTCGGAGTTCTCTTTACCGGCTACGATGTCCGCAGTAATCTGTCTTGTCAACAGTTCGAACAAAATACCTGTATTTTTAAACTTTGAATGACGCATTTTCTTCATATTCAACTCTTCTACCTTAATTTATAAATATCGTGTATTTATATGAAAATGTATTATTTCCCATAAACACGATTAGTATCAATTACACACCCACCACTATCTACTTTTACTCTTATAAAAGATTTAAGTGGATTATTAACTGATTCAAAATATCGAATAATATTATTTTGCCTTATTAAATCTTTTTGTAGCCTATTCAAAGGATTGTGATATGGAGTATCATATTCAATCCAAGAATGTAGTTTTTCATCATAACCATCAGCTTCATATCCAATTTCCATAAATCTTTTTGATTCAAAACGCGTATTATTTTCTTTATTATATTTTTCAAACCATTCTTTAGCGCCTTTATCTCTTCCCGTTCCTATCCCCAACAATTCAAGTCTTTTCAATTTAGCAATTCTCATTTTCTTTTTCGTTTCTTCTGAACGAACTTTTCCTTTATTTTTATTGATTAACAATTTTGATATTTTCTCTCTATATTCTAATTTACGCTTACTTTTAGCTAAATTTTTCAATTTCTGTTTAGTTTCTTCTGAATGCTTATAACCATAAGAAGGATGTTCATTACCAAATTTTCCAAACATAGGATTTAAATTCCCCGAAATTTTGTTGCCATTTTTATAATTTGGATTATTTTCTCCTTTTGATATTCCTGATTTTATTCTTGTTTGTGAAATTTTTTGCTTGTGGTTATCCGAAAATTTTATTCCTTTTTTAACACAATGATTACAAACACTATTATTTTTTATTGCATAATTATACCCCTGCCGTGTGGTAAATATTCTATTTCTATTACATTTTGGACAGTTTTTATTCCACATATTATTCGTCTATGATATTTTTTTCATCAAGTATAGACCTGCTTCCCGTCGCTTTTGCTTCTTGAATTAACTCTTTCTTTTCAGATTTATATTTGTCTAAATAAGTTGCAAGACTCTTGATAAGTGTACCTCTTTCAAGTGTTTCTACAGTTCTTGGTGAGTTGTTACCAGCCCATAATGGTCTTGGTGTTTTCTTTTTTGATGTAAGGTTAGGAATACCGGCTGTGGCTTCTCTGTCTCTTTCTTTTTCGCCAATAGGGTCTTCTTCACCCATAGGATAAAGTTTATCAACATCTTTTTCACCCACTTGTGATGGTCTTTCATAATCATCAGCGTGTTCACCATGAACTTCGTCAATACCTTTTGTTTTTCCATAAGGAAGACGATTCATCTGTTTCCATTTTTGATAATTAACATCACCCATCATTTTGGCTTCTTGAAGTGGTGGCAATTCTCCGCCCGGTCCACCTAAATCAGGTAGACCACCCGGGCCGCCCAGTCCGCCGCCGCCACCTTCAACAGGTCCCTCAGGAGCTGGACCAGCATTTGGATTAATTTTCTGAAATGGTTTGGCAGGGTCATTACCTTCTTCTTCAATTGACTTGAACCTCCAAAGCTGTTTAGAATCCTCAACGATTTCATCCAACAATTCGTCAGAATCGTCCTTTGATAGATTGAAGACATTCTTGTAAATCCATTTCTTGGAGAAAATTTTATTCTCCATCATGTTTTTAGCAAGTTCGGTTTTATTACCCCAAACTTCAATTTTTTCCTTTTCAAAAATAGTTGAAGGGTTGGTAAGTTCAAGTTTGAAATTGACTAATGATTCATCACGATACCCCTGCGAGTATAAGTGAACGATAGCAATTTTCTCTAATTCTGATACAAGAACCTTCTGAATACGTTGAATTGTTCTAGCAAATCTTACGTCTTCTGAGGCCAAGGTAGCCTTACCGGAAAGTTCTTCTTCATAACCCAAGAACGCTTTAGGAATCTTCAAAGCTGCCATCAACTTATTACGAAGATATTCGATATCGTCAATACCCGTAAATTCCATGCCTGATAGGGTTTCAATGGATGTTCCACTGTCACTACCACGAACGGGCAAATAAAAGTCTTCAACCATGTTTTGTAGGTTGAAACGAAGGTTATAGTCACCTGTTTGTGGGTCAATATATGGAACCTTCTTCATCTTACTGATGGCCTTTTCCATGAAACTATCAACGTCTTGTGGTGGGATATTACCTACATCCAACTTGAAAATACGTTTTTCAGGAGCACGCATAATACGGTGAATCAACATGGCGTCTTCCATCAAAGAAAGTTGTTTCCAAACACGTCTTGCACCTTCAATCATGGCTTTACCATAAGGAAGGAAATTAGAATCTGAAAGTAATCTAAAGTGAGCACACTCAAAGAATTCAAGTGTTTCTACCTGTGACGTATCGGTAGGACGGATTTGGAACTTAACGTAGTTCTTATTGAGCGGGTCTGTATTTTCAAGACGTTCAACATTATACGCTGAGATTGGTTCAATCTGATAGACACCATATTCTGGTGAGATATACAACCTCATGTAGAAGTCACCATATTTACATAGGTTTCTAGTCCAAGACCATAGATTGTGTTCAATATTTAGAACATCGTAGAATAGGTTGGTTAGAATACCCTTGATGTTCTCATCTTCAGCGTGGACTACCAATACCTTACCCAATTCATTTACCGTAAGCGATTCATCTGCGTAAATATCAAGGGCGGACGATAGGATCGGATCCATGTCCATAGTATTCGAGACCAAACAACTATCGGTAGCAAAGTTATGATATTTCTCAACGGTGACATCATAAACTTCTAGTGGACCAATATGTTCAATAGATGCAATTTTATGATTAAGAGTAGAAACCACTTCTTCTTTAAATGATTTCCAGTTAGTATTAAAGTTATTCAATCTATTTTGTAAAACAGAATAATCACAACCAATATTTTTTACTAGTCCCCACGAAGTTAATTTTCCATTTTCTTTGTAGTATTCGGTAGCCTTGACCATTAACACTTCAATAGTAAGGTCTTCTCTATATTTTGGATTTTTTGTTCCCTTTTGATCTCTATTTTTGAATACCTCTTTTAATGTATTTGACCGATTACTATTTGATTCTAATGAATGTCTTTTACCATAAAATGGATTGTTCTCTCCGATTCTTTCACCATTCCATTTATGACACTTTCTATTTTTATAACCATCAGAATTAAACATTTTTTCCAAAGTTTTTTGTTTCATTTCTGGAGACCAAGATATTCTACTATGCAACATAGTATGGTCTGATTTAGTCATTATTTGTAGATTTTCTGGTAAATTACAAGACCTCTTAAAATTGCGATGGTGAACACATTCATTTATACTAACTGGCCCATAAAACTGTTCTGCCACGATTTTATGTTCAGGTTGCCATCCTTTGGAAAAGTTGTAAATATGTCTATAACCGAGCCCATAAAAATCCTTCTGATAAAATGGCATTACACTATCTCCAACTTTCAAATCGACAATCTTTTTATATGTTCCATCTCGCATTAAAAACGGGTGTTTAATACTTCCTATAACATACTGTCCATTATCAAACGTAACTTTGAATCCTTCTCTAGTTCCGCCTCCCTTCTTTCTAGGATGAAACGCACGACCAAGTTTAATGGAATCCGTCTCATGATCGTATGAAAACACCCAAAATCGCTCCTGTGGTTTATCCTTATACTTCTCAGTCAATTCTTTTATTG